GCACAGTGAAGTCGGGTTTCAGCCCGACCCCGAAGGTCGCGGGCGTCTCACCACGGAACCCCGTCCTATACCGCTCCGCCGCCGTAGGCACAGTGAAGTCGGGTTTCAGCCCGACCCCGAAGGTCGCGGGCGTCTCACCACGGAACCCCGTCCTATACCGCTCCGCCGCCGTAGGCACAGTGAAGTCGGGTTTCAGCCCGACCCCGAAGGTCGCCGGCGTCTCGCCGCGGAACCCCGTCCTATACCGCTCCGCCGCCGTAGGCACAGTGAAGTCGGGTTTCAGCCCGACCCCGAAGGTCGCGGGCGTCTCGCCGCGGAACCCCGTCCTATACCGCTCCGCCGCCGTAGGCACAGTGAAGTCGGGTTTCAGCCCGACCCCGAAGGTCGCGGGCGTCTCACCACGGAACCCCGTCCGCCACCGTTCGGCCGTCGTTGGGATCTCGAAGTCCTTCACGATGCCGACCCCGAAGTTTGCGGGCGTCTCCCCGCGGAACCCCGTCCGCCACCGCTCAGCCGCGGTCGGCACCTGGAAATCAGGGGTCAGCCCCACACCGAACGAACCCGGCGTCTCACCGCGGAAGCCGCTGCGGATGGACTCCGCCGAGCGCGTGATCGCGGCCGGGGTCGGTGTGTCGAGCGTTACGGCCAGCGCGGCCGGCGAAGACTCCGCCAGCCCGTCCAGGGCAGCAGTCGCGTTGTTGATCGCGTCTTCGGCTGTGTAGGTCCCTTCAGTGAAGTCCTCGAGGGTGGGGATTGCTTCCCCGCTGATGATCTTCGCCAGGTCGTGATAGCTCAGCCCGAGCACCTCCGCCGCCTCGGCCGCCGTGACGTTGCGGTCGGTCTGCAGCGAGTCGATCTGCAGCCACTCCTTTTCGGCCGGGATCAGGTCGTTGGCGAGCCAGTCCGCGACCTGCTTCACCGTCTGCCCGTCCCACCCGGGCCCGGCCTGCCGGTCGCCCTGGCCTTCTTCGATCTGCTGCGTCAGCTTGGCGAGGTTCAGCTCGGCCTGGGAAAGGAGCGCGGTTCGAACGGCCCGCTCGGGCGACGGCGTATTCAGCGCGTCGAAGAACGCCCGCTTGGCATCGTCAGCGGCTGTCGCCGCGTTGTCCCACGCTGTTTCGACGTTGCCGATGACACCGGCCAGCGCCTCCCCGCCCCTGCCGGCGTTGCTCAGGTCCGTCGAAGTTCGAATCACGGTTCCGAGCTGTGAAACTGCAGCCGTCGCCAGTCCCGCGGCGCCCTGGGCGCCTTCGAGCGAATCAGCGAAGGCGTCCGCCGAGAGCGCCGCGTCGTCGGTTTCTCCCGAGAGCGCGTCGATTCCTCGGGTGATGGCGTACGTGGTGCCGACGAAGCCCGCAACGACCGGGGAGGCCATAACAGCCGTGACGACCGTGAGACCCAACGCGACGTCTTTCAGCGGCCCGGGGAGGTCCTCCCAGAATCCGAAAATCGAGTCGCGCGCGCCCTCCGTCACGGAGCCGATCTTTTCGATCGCCGTGATGGTGTCGGACGAAAACCCGGTCAGCGCCACCAGCGCCGGGATCGTGTGGACCATGACTTCGCCTGAGAAGTTCGAGAGCTTGATCTGGGCAATGTCCAGCTGTCCGCCGAAGGTCTTGCCGGCTGCCTCCGCGGCGCCGCCGAACTGCGTCTCCAGCTCGCCGAGAATGATTTTCTGCGCCGACGCGATATCACCTACCGCCATGAAATCGCGGACCTGCTGCTTCTGGACAACCGAAAACTGAACCCCCGCCCGGGTGAGGGCGGAAAGGCCCTTCAATGGATCGTTAAGGGCCTTTCCAACCAGGAGGATATTTGCCTGCAGGTCGGAGCCGAGCCGGGCGGAGAGGTTGGCTGCGGCGAGGTTCGCATCGTCGAAGTGACGGTCTACGCCGGAGTTGCGGATGTTGGTGAACGTCAACATTACGTTGGCGCCGCTCGCGATCACCTCGTCATCAACGCCGGCGAGGTTTGACAGGCGATCCGCGAGATGGTCGACGTGACCCGCCGTCACGCCCGCTACGCCGCCCGTGGACTCGAGCACGGCATTCGTCTGCGCCGTTACCCTCTCGGCCTCGTGCACCTCGTTCAGGCCCATCGCGGCGAATCCCCCCAGGGCAGCAGTCGCCGCGCCGTACGCAACCGCGGAACTGATTCCGAACCGAGAAGTTGCCTGGTCCAGTCCACCAAGGTTCCGCTGCACCGTGTTGAGCGTCCGCGACGCCTGGTCCTGCGCCCGGATGATGAGGTCGAGTTGCGCCGCCGTTACCATCGCCAGGTACTCATCCAGCCGCCTCGCGCCGGGCCCGCTCCTGCTCGAACTCCCGGATGGTTTCCAACTGCAGCGCCGCGAACTCCTGCGCGAACGGCATCTCCTCCGCGTGCTCGTTCGCGTACCCCGGTGTCGTGATCGCCTGGTGCGTCTTCGCGTAGAGCCGCACGTTCCGGATCCGCATTAGCCGGCCGATGTCCTCGCCGTCCAGTTGCGACGGGAGGCAATGAAACTCCTCGCACAGCATTCCCTCGAACCATTCCCTCGGCGCGCCCCCCTCGCCCTCTAACGCTTTGTGGAGCGCGCGGAGGAGTTTTTTGTCGGTGTGTCCACCACCTCGCCACCGCCAACAGCCGCGGCCGCCGGGAACTCTACCCCCGACAGTTCCAGGATCGACCGGACCACGAACTTCATCGTCCGCTCGTCGAGGCGCGTCCCATCCGGCGCCTCGTCGCCCGAGTAGGACCAGCGCGCCAGCCCGTGCCGCAGCACCGTCGGCCAGTAAAACGACCCCAGGATCGCGGCCTCGTCCGGGTCCTTCTCTTCCCGCTCCGGCGAGCTCGCGCGGATCTCCGCCATCTTCACGGCGATGTCGGGCGCCTCCGCGAGCTCCGTCCGGACCTCGTTCATCAGCGCCTTCTCGGCCTCCCGCCGCTCCCCGTACACCAGCCCGCGGATCTCGACCCACTGCCCCGCCTCGTGCGGGATCTGAGCCCGGTCGACTTCCTGCCTCACCAATCCCATCTGCCGTCTCCTCCTCACTCATCGCCTCGATCGGCGGGTCCACGAACTCCCTGTAACCCCTCCTGGGCCGAGGGCGGCCGGCGGACGGGCGTGTGCACCGCCCGCCGGACACCCAGGGGAGGAGGAGACCCCCCTCGTTAAGCCTCCGTCGGCGCAGCGCCGTACGCGTGCCGGAGAACCGCCGTCAGCTTGTGCAGCTCACCGATCGCCAGGTTCCGCTCGACGGACTCGATTATCACTTTCCACAGCGTCGACTTCGCGGCCCCGTAGAGGACCTTGAACTCGCGCCCGTCCGCCGGGCCCGCCACGTTGCCGATGTCGTTGAACAACACCCACGGCCCCGTCGAGGCCGCGTCGTCGTAGAACGTCTCGACCGGCATCGGGTCCATCTCGTACAGCGTCGAGTTCAGCACCGCCTTCCAGGCCATGCCGATGGTCGTCGCGTCGACGAGCATCGCCGACTTCTTCACGGCGCCGACCGACAGCACGTATGCCGAGATGTCGACCAGCGACCCCGCCGAGTCGTCGAAGCTGATGACCGTATTCGCGGATCCGTACTTGGCCAACTGTGCGCCTCCCGTGCTCGGCGCTCTTCTGACCTGTGGTCGAAGGGCCGGCTCCGGCGGCCCCTAATCGACCACCCCGCTCGGCAACATGCCGTTCTTCGTTACCCCGCATCCTGAGCCTGTCGAAGGACCTCCCCCAACGCTCAGCCTGCTACCCACTAAAAGGGTCGCGCCTCCACCTCGAGGGTCCGGTGCACCGTGAGGATCTGAGGCGTCCGGTTCGGCAACAGCCTCACCTCGATCACGCCCTTCCATTCCAGCGCGTCCGCCAGCCGCAGGACCTCCGCCGCCAGCTGCTTCCGCCGCGCCTCCTGCATCCCCCCCTCGCCCTTTGGGAGATGGGCCCGTGGGGTGAGGGCGTTCACTGCTGTGCCCCGATCCGGTGGCAACCGACGAAGATCGTCGCCGTCGAGCCGGCCCCGGCCCCGCCGGTCCACGCCCACGACGTCGCGAGGTAACGCCGCGGCATGTTCGCGCCGGCCGCGATCGCCAGTCGTTGCGCACCCCGCGCGGTCAGCGCGGTAAATGTGCCCAGGTCCGCCCACGAAGAAGCGTCCGCCGAGTGCCGCAGTTTGACGACCAGGTCCGTCGCCGTGTCCAGCGTGATCGCCGTGCACTGCAGGTACCCGACCGCTCCCAGCGCCGAGGCTGCCGCCCCATCGTGGGGCGCCGATTCCGTGTCGGCGTCAGTCGTGACCGCCCCGTGCGTCTTCACGACCACCCCGTCCTCGACCTCGCCCGACCCCTGGTAGGTGATCCGGGCCTTGTGCAGCGACGCTATCCCCAGCAACCGCTCGTAGGCCGCCTGCACCGGACCCTTGAAGCCAATGAAGTACTTCGACAGCACGTTCCCGTCCGGCAACACGGAAATCACGTGCGTGTTACCGTTCTGGGCGACCACGCGGGCGTCGATACCCGTCGTCGCCGCGTCGTCGTAGAAGCCCTCGTAGGCGAGGTCGAACTCCCGAACCCCGGTCGACTGCATGTTGCGCCACGACTCGCCCATGGACGTCGCGTCCTCGAGCGCAACGCTTTTCTTGTGCGACTGCCCCGTCAGGTACGAGATCAGGTTGTATCCCCCGACGAAGATCGCGTAGACCGACCCCGAGCCGTATTTCGCCACTTAGCCGATCTCCTCAATGAAGCCGTTAAGCAGGAGCGACGCGAGCGACTTCGCCGGCAGCGCATCGATCGCGACCCCCGACGACGACTTCGCCGCCTTCGCGACATCCCGTGGGATCTCCTCTCCCTGTCGGAAGAAAACCACGCGCCCATCCGGTTCGTCGCCCTTCCACCCCGCCGGCGTCGTCACATTCTCGGCGACGACCCGATACGTCTTCATGACCGCTCACCCGGCTCGTAGCCGCAGTCCTTGCACCGCCACTTGTTCGGATCGAGCCCACCGGCGCCGAACGTTCGCATGTCCTCCCGGTTCGGGTGCCCGCACCTGCGCGGGTCGGCCGAGGCCTCCGGCTCACTCCCCGCGGGCTTCCGTCCGCCGAAGATCCCCATCACGCCACCCCCGTGCGCAGCCACCGCTCGGTGGCCTGGTGCTCGGCGAAGGACGGCTCGCGGCGGTACTCCGCCCGCGCCCCGCAATGGCAGCTGATCGTCAGAGCCCGCAGCCCGGTATCGTGGCCGGTAACGATCGGCTCCCCGGCGGCGTTCCGCGGCACAGGTCCCTCGTAGCGCGGGTCCCGGCTGTTCACCATGCCGATCGCGCCCTTCACCGTCGCCAGGCCGTCGCCGTGGAAGCACCCCGCCGTCGGCGGCAGGAACTCCCGAGCGAACCCCGCGACCAGCACGGACCGGTCGTGGTCCGAGAGCCCGTGCGTGAACATCGCCCCCTGGCGTTTCGCCGCCTCGTCGTACGTGTGCTCCGTCCCGCCGTGTACCAGCATCACCATGGTCCCTCTCCTCCTACCGTCTGCCTCGTTTGAACCGGCCGCGCCCTCCGGTCGTGAACACCGAACCGCCTTTGCCCATCCGGGCCAGCGTGGCGGTCATGTGCTTCGCCAGGATTGCTTCAATCCGCCGCTTGTTCCCCCAGAGCGCCGGCCGCATGAACGGCCTCGCCGCCATCTCCGGCGTCCCGTACTCGAGCAACACCGACCGGTCTATCTGGCCGCCCCTCCACCTCTCCAGCGTGGCCTCGTTCCCCGCCATCACCCTTGCGGTCCACCGCGAAACCTTCGTCCGGATCGAATCGCGCGTCTCGCCGGAGTCGACCGCGACGTTGCGCCGCGCGTCGCCGGCCACGATGTCGACAGCCTCCTCGAGCGTCGGCCCGACTATCCCCTGCTGGATCCCATCCCGGGCCAGCCACTTGAACGACTGCACCATCTCGCGCGAGCCGACCGCGTCGACCGTGAGGAACCCGCGCGAGCGCGCCTTCGATGCCATCAGGAGTGCACCCACATGACGTCGAGGTCGACCCGCTGCCGCTGCCCCACCGGCTCCGGGAAGTCTCGCCGTGCGATGATCTGGCGCGAAAACACCTGTACCGATGAGCCCACCATGGCCAGCACCGCCGCCTGGACCTGCGCGGCGATCGACTGCGCCGCGAGCGGCGTGTCCCGGTCGCTCGTATAGCACGAGAACTGGAAGACCGGTCGCTCGTCGACCACCGGCTCCCCCGTCCCCATTGTCTGCTCGTAATCCGTAGCGACCCGCTGGTACACCACGCATGGGTACGTCGCGTCCTCCGGCACCCGGCCGGGGTATAGCCGCTGCGACCCGCCGGAGCCGATCAGAGCACTCAACCCCGCGTGCGCGCCGAGCGATGACACGATGTCCGCATCGATCGTCATCAGTACACCTCGCGCACGGTCAGCACCTGGGCGTCCCGGTGCATCCGGTCATCCTGGATCGATAGAACGTCGTAGATCCGGACCTTCTCGGAGTTGCCCGGGTCGAACGAGACCCGGACCGCCGAGCCCCGCGCGGCCGCGTTTAACAGAGGGTTCCGCCGGATGACGATCGCCCCCCTCGGTGCGACCACCGGCGAGGAGTCGGAGTTCGTCTCGAGCCCGGTGCCCTCCTCGATCTTCGCCCACACCGTGTCGAGGGTTGCCCAGGCGGTCGACACCCCGCCGACGGCGTCCCGCGTCCCGTTGCTGTACTGCAGAACGACCTGGTCCCTTAGCTCCCCCGCCCGGATCGTCATCAGAACCAGCTCACGACGAAGTTGTCGAGCACGGTTCGCAGCGTAGGGAGCCCTTCATCACCGGGACGATCATCGCCGAGGTCCCGGACCGTGTTCATGTGTCCGACTAGCCAGTAGAGCGGCGCCAGGTACTCCTCGTCCACGTCCGCGGCGTTCGCGCCGTAGCCGGCCGTGTACTCGACCGTGATCGGCGACGCCGGGTACAGCGTGGCCTGGGGCCACGCCGCCTGGTACGCCAGGACGACCTCTCCCGGCACAGGGTTCGTGTCGACGATGTAGTTCCCCGCCGCGGTCCAGAGGGTCTCGCTCCCCGCCGTGTCTTTGTGCTTCACCGAGACCACCGTCAGCAGCGGCCCCTTCGGCAGCCGGAGCCGGTCATCGGCCGGCCAGCGGTCGAGAAAGGTCCGCCATGTCTGCGTCCGGTAGATCCGGTCGGTGTATTTCTCGATCCGCTGCCGCGCGGCCGAGATCATCCAGTCGATGTAGGCGTCCTCAGCCGAGTTGGTCACACGGAGGTGCGCCTTCGCCTGGGCCGTGGTGATCGGCTCACCCGCGGGCCCCGAGACCAGCACACTCCGTTCGGCGACCAGGCTCCCCACTCGCTACCCCTCGACTCCGACGATCTCATCCGGCCCCGATGCGTTCCGCCGAACCCGGATCGTCCCCGGCACCGTCCGGATCGCCCGTAGCGCATCCCGCCCGACGCCGTCGGTAAACCCGGTCTCGCCGCCGGCGTGGGCGATTTCGATCAGGCCGCCGAATGCGACCACACGGGCGTCCTCGACCACGTACTCCTCGCGGAGGTCCACGCCGTTCACCTCGGCCGCCGATGGTTCGGGAGCCGCGGCAGCGGCAGCCTTCTCGAGCTCGGCAACCCTTGCCTCAGCCGCGTTGCGCTCAGTCCGGGCGGCGTCCCTGTCGGCGATCGCCGCCTCCACCGCCTCGTCGGTCGTTACCTCGAGGAGGACCTCGCCGTGGTCTGCGATCGGGATCTCGGCCCCGCACTCCGGACAGGCGAACGTAACTGGCCCGGAAAGTGCCGCGCCCTCCCCCGCGTCCCCCTCGCCCTCCGGGAGAGGGTTGGTTCGCTTCGTCATCGGGTCCTCCTTACGACGCCGTCGCGATGATGATCCCGCCGCCGCCACCCGCTGCGCCGTCGTTGAAGAACGCCGCCGGCTGCAAGACGGCGAACGACGCCCCGATGGTGCCCACGAGGGTTGCCTCGGTGGCCGCCGCCTCGGCCGGGGTGATGAAGCCGCCGCCGAGCATCGCGCCGTGCGCGCCGTCGACGAGCTGGAACGGTTCGGCCCCGGAAAGCTCCTGCCGCCCGTGGCAGTTCTTCACGTAGAGGTGCTTACACGCGGTCGTGAGGTTGTGGATGAACGCGGTCTCGAAGTTCCCGAGGAACGCGCAGTCCTCGACCAGGACGTGCTCGGTGTCGACCAGGTAGATCGCCCCTGTCACCGCGCCGCCGTCGGTGCCCGCCGGGTCGGTCGGCTGCTCCCACGTGCAGCGCCGGAACTCGAAGTGGTCCTTCGTGGTCGTGAGCGCGACCCCGCAGAAGTACTCCTTCGCCGCAGAGCTCACGAACTCGCAGTCCTCGACCGTCCCGTAGTCAGCGGCGAGGCTGAGAATCAACGCCAGGTCGTTGATGTTGCTCACGAAGCGGATGTTGCGAATCAGCACGTTGGCCGCGGCAACCCGCACGGTCGCGGTCGTGGCGGTTCCGAGCGTGACCGTCGGCTTGAGCGTCCCTCGCCCGAGTCCGATCACCGACACGCCGGCCACGTCGACGTCGATCCCGTTCGCCGCGACTACTGCCTCGGCGTGCCCCGGCATCACGTAGATTGTGTCGCCCTGGTTCGCCGTGCAGAGGCCGACGGCGTAGTCGATCGTCGCCAGCGCCGTATCCGGGCTCTTGCCCCGCGACGCGCTGTTGGTGCCCGTCACCGAGTTCACGAAGAAGATTTCGCCGGGGTGGTCCTGCAGGTCGTCCGCGACGAACATGCCGCCCGACTGCTGCCGGCTCTCGAGTAGCGTCCGCGCTCCCGTGGTCATCTCTCAATTCCCCTTTCATCTGCTCCCCTCTCCCCCTGGGAGAGGGGTCGGGGGTGAGGCCGTCACCGCTAAGGACTACGGGTGGACGTACACCTTCGAACCCGTCACCGCGGCCCCGTTCTTCTGCTCGTGCTTGTAGGCGGCGTTGTGCCGGATGAGGACCGCGGTCACGTTGTCGACGCCCGTATTCCCACCCTCGGCGAGGTAGAGCCGCACGTGGGTGAACCCGCCCGCGCGGTCCATGTCCTCGACCGATGCTTCGAGGACGACGAAGTCCCCGGCGGCGTCGACCGGGTTGGCAGTGTCGTAGTTGCCCCCCGAAGCATCGGTCGTCAGGTCCTTCGCGCCCGTCCCGGACGCGTCCGTCGCCTGCTCCAGTCGGCACTCGTCCAGGTCATCGGTGGCGTTCCACGTCCCGATCTCGACGTACGCCGTCACGTTGTGGAAGTTCTCGATCGGGACCCACGCACTCGCTGCGTTCGTCCCGCCGATGTCGGCCGTCTCGACCAGCGTGAACGCCGCATCATGGCTCAGAAAGTACCCGCGCATTCCGTCTCTCCTTCGTCAGTCCCCCTCTCCCCCTGGGAGAGGGCGGGGGTGAGGGCCTACGACCGCGACTCGAGCGTCACGAACGCCGACTGCGTGTTCGAACCGTTGGCCGGCGTCAGTGCGCTCCGGTCCCGCGGCCGACCGTTGATGCTCGTCAGCCAGCGGAACGTCCGCTCGTTGTACAGGAACCGGACGTGGATCGACTCGTCCGCCTGGAGCCCACCCTTTTTCGCCAGGATGTAGTGCGAGAAGTCGGCAAGCACCAGGTCACCGACGGTGCCCAGCGTCGAGGCCTGCTCAACCGGGATGACCGGCCGCCCGTAGAGCGTGTCGTACGGGAGACCCGAGAGCCCGCCGGCCGGCATATACACCGGCACGCCGCCGGCGCCGACCGTGAGGAACATCAGGTGCAGCTGCGGCTCGATGTCCTGGTTAGCCAGCCACACCGAGTTCTTCCGGCTCCGCGCCAGCAGGCGCGAGCGCATCTTGACGATGTTCTGCGGCACGATCGTTGCCGCCGACTGCCCCGACTCCTTCGAGATCGTCACCAGGCAGTCGGCGTTCAGCACGCCGGCGCACTCGCCGTTGCCGTTGCCCCTGAAGATCTCGTTGTCGAGCTTCCACCCGAACTCGGATTCGAACGCGTTCGACAGGATCCGCGCCGCTACCGGGGCGTCCCTCATGGTCCGCTCGGTCGCGTACGCGATTCCCATCATGTCGGCCAGGCGGATCTCCAGCTCGCCGATCTTCGGCCGGCTCGCCGTCACCGTCGCTGCCTCCGCGGCCCGGTAGACCTGGACCCCGCCCCAGCGCGAGCCCGTCGCCCGCGACGTCTCGTCGACGTACGGCATCACGACCCCGTCGTTACCGTCGCTCACCTCGTAGGTGTCGCAGAGCGGCGCAAGCTGCGAGGCCTCGACCGCCCGGTCCAGCAGCCGCGTGGAGAAGTCCGTCCCCACCAGGAACCCACCGTCGCTCGGCACGGTGGTGTTCATCCCGGAGGCGGCGGCCTGCGGCGCCAGCAACCGCTGGTCGATCGACCCGCCCGGCTTGCCGGCGTTCCACACAGCCTGCATGAACTCGCCGAAGCCCTTGTCCCACAGACGGGACCGGTCGCGCTCGCTGTAGGCGTCCTTACTCGCCCAGTCCTTCGGCAGCCAGGGGTTTTCGGCCCGCGGCGCGCTCGACGCCAGCCCGGCCGGCGCTTCGTCGTCACCCGCCCGGATGATCGACGCCGGCGCGTTCCGGATCTCCTCGCGCAGCGAAGACATCGCAGCGGACTGCCGCTTCAACCGGCCCGCCCGCTCCTGCAGCGCCGTAACCTTCTGTTCCTCGGCGTCGGTGATCGGCTCACCGCCGCCCTCGGCGCGCTCCTGCGCGATCCGCAGGACCTCGTCGGCCTCCGCCAGGACTGCAACCCGCTGCGTCTCCAGGACCGACAGCTCTGACACCATACCCGCCTCCCTCGTGCTTGCTGCAGCGCTGGAGGCGGGTACGAAAAAGCGCGCGCCTCTGCGCCGCGAGTTCCCTCGCGATGCACAGGCGCGCGCTCAATCATCGGACCGAGTCTGCTCTGTGGTTACCCCGCTCGCACCCCGACCATCGGGCCGGTCCGTCGCGAAGCCTTAATTACAGCACCGACTATGCACGTGATCGTTTCCCGCTGTCAAGCCCTGAACGCGGGAGGGATCCCGTCTGGGCGTACCTCGGCGTCCGCATCCTTGTACACGTTCCTGATTCTACGCTAATGCCTCGTTGGCCAGACGGCGTCGGCGGAGCGCCAGGACCGCGGCCGCGTCGCCCGATCCCCCTGCCTCAGCCTTTAAACCTCCCCGTGCCACCAGCTTCCCGCTCGCCGCGCGTGCGATCGTCTCCTCGAGGGTGGCGACGCGGTCCGCCATCCCCCGCTCGACCGCCTCCTTCGCCCCGTACGACCGCCCCTGGCCGAAGCGTTCCCCCCGGACCACGGACGCCGCGACGCCGCGGCCGCGGGCGACCGCCTTTACAAACATCTCGTACCACTCGGCTGACCGCTTCTGGAAGAACGCCAGCGCCTCATCCCCGAGCGGGTTGGCGGTGTTGCCCTCGGTCTTGTACTTCCCCGTCTGGATAAACGTCCAGCTCTCGCCGGCCAGCTCGAGCGCCACTGACAGGTCGACGTGGGCCGACCACACCCCGATCGAGCCGACCTCGCCCGAGGGTGTGACCGCGAACTCGTGCGCCTGGGACGCGACGTAGTAGGCCGCCGAGTCCGCCTCCTGGTTCGCGACGGCGTAGATCGGCTTCGTCTCTCGCGCCGCGAACACCCGCGCCGCCAGCTCGTCGCACCCGTAGACGGAACCGCCGGGCGAGTCGACGTCGAGCACGATCGCCGACACCGCCGGGTCGTTGACCATCGCCTGGAACGACCGCGCCCACCGCTCCGTCGAGACCATCCCGCTCGATTCCTCCATCATCCCGACACGCGGCGACATCACACCGTACAGCGGCAGGACCGCGACCGCCCTACCCTGGCTCTGCCCCGCCGCGGCCGCGGCCGAGTGAGCCGCGAGGGTGGCTTCGCGGACCTGCACGATCGCCCGGACCTCCTCCGGCGAAACCTTTTCGCCGCGGCCCCGCACCTCGAGCAGCCCCGCGATCGCGCGGCCCTTCGCCTGCGTCAAGAACCACGGTTCCGCCATGAACGCTGCGACGACATGCTCGTACATCCCGTTACCCCCTTATCCCGCTACCCGCTCAAGCAGCGCGGCCGCCCGGGCCGGCCCGCCGTCCTCGATCGCGATCGACGCCAGCCCGGCGACCTCGGTCTCCACCATCGCCTCGAGCACCTTCGTCCCGCCCTGCAGGATTGCCCGCCGGTGCCGCTCGGCGATCGCCGCCGCTACCGAGGGCGATAGGTGCAGCCACTGCTCGAGCTTCGCGCGGTAGTCGCCGCCGGCGCCGTAGAACTCACCGAGCCAGGCGTCCCAGCCCTCGCCGGTCGCGAGGTCCTCTGCCGAACGTGACACCTTCCCCGCCTCAAACATCATCGTTCGGTGCGCCGCGCCCATCGCGAACGTCTTCGCGGTCGACTTCGCCACCTCGAGTGACTGCCCGAGCTGCGACAGCGGGACCATGTTCATCGGGATCAGGAACTCGTCGAGCCCCTCGACCCGGTTCAGCCCCTCGGTCTCCCGGACTTCGTTCGGCGACTTCCAGCCCGACAGGATCGCCATCTGGTGCGCCTGGTACCGCTCGATCGTCTTGCCCCGCAAAAGTGCGTCCCAGACCAGCTCGCCGCGGAACCGACCGCGCTCCGACGGCAGCAGCAAGTCACGGACGACCGACTGCTCCCATCGCATCCCCCATGGGTTGAGGCAGTAGACGACGTACTCAATCGCCTGTTCCTCGATGTTGCTGAACGTCGCCCTGACCAGGTCGCTGATCACGTGCGCTGGCACGCCGAACCATCGCTCGTACCGGGTGAGGTCGTACTCCATCGACGCGACCCACTCGGCGTCTTTGTTCGTCATCCCCGACGACTGGAATTCAAAGCCCGGCGGCAGCATCGCCACCTTGCCGGCGTTCTCGACGCCGGCGTTCTGCTTCGAGTACTCCGCCATCGCCTCTAGCCGCTCCTGGCGGCTCGCGATCACCGACTTCAGGAACCCGGAGGTCGACGGCCGGTTCTTGAACGTCCGCGATCCGTACTCCTCGGTCGCCAGGCTGAACCCCATGTTCTCCCGCGCATACTCGAGGACCGACACGCCGTTGACCCCGTCGAGGGTCATCCCCCGCAGGACGAACATCTCGTCGAAGAGCACGGTCTGGAGGTGCCCGTCGTCATAGCGGACGTCGTAGGTGATGTCGCCGGTCTGTGGGTTTCGCCTCGTCGTCACCGCGTCCGGGTGGACCGGGACCAGTGAGCCGACGGGGAGGTTCCGCTGGTAGTCCGGTCGTATCAACGCGTAGCCGTCACCCCGCAGGACGGCGTGCGACGTCAGCATCTCCCGGAACTCCATCGCGGTCATGTTCGAATTCGGAGCGTCGTGGAGGAGAGGGTAGAGCGGATGCTTTGGCTCGCGCGCCTTACCTCCGCCCGCGAGGTACTCGACCATCACGAACGGGATCATCCCGATCGGCTGCGCGATCGCCCGCCTGCAGGCGAACACCGCCGACAGCTTCATCGCCGTCTGTTCGGAAACCCGCATCCCGGAGGTCGTGTACGAACCGCCGGCCGGCCGGTACCAGAAGTCCGACCCCGGCCCGTCATTCGGCCCACCCTCGGCGCGGAAACGCGGCAGACTGGTGACCAGTCCCACGGGCTACCTCCTGTCCGAACGTGGGAAGCTCGCGCTGAGCCCCCACAGGGTGATAGCCGCCAGGCACACGCCCCCGAAGACCAGGGCTGCCGGCCATCCAAGGATGTTGGCAATACCGAGCGCCGCCATTGCGACGCCGCTCCAGAGCATTATGTCCGCTCGCTCCCGTGAAAGCCATCCCCCAACGCCACGCCACCCGCGCGAGACGCCACCCGCCAATCGCCCCCAGGCCAGTCCCGCCCGCCGGCGCCTCACAGGTCGAGGTCCACGTAGTCGATGCTGTAGTCCACGTCGCTCTCCCCTCCATCCCTCAGCAACAGCGCCAGCATGGTCACGAGTGCCGAGATCCCGTCGATGAACGTCCGCTCATCCGACTTGTCCGGCATGATGTTCGCCCGCGGGTCCCTCTTCGTCGCCGCGTTCGCCGCGTGCAGGGTCAGGATGGGGTTCCCTTCGATGATGATGTAGCCCGCCCGGACCATCCGCTCGAGTTGCTTGCACGGGTCGGACAGCATCGTGTAGCTCTGCGCGATGTCAACGACGGGTTCACCGTCGTTCATCATCTCCGTCATCGTCTGGATCGCGTTGTGCTTGTCGAAGCCGATGCCTCTCGGGTCGAACGCCGTGATGCTCCGGTCGAGGTACTCCCGGAGGAACCCGTAGTCCACCACCGGCCCGGGCGTGAGCGTGAGGTGTCCATCGTTCGCCCACTGCAGGTACGGCAGACCATCCCGCCGCTCCCGCTCTTCTATCTCGTCCTCCGGGAGGAAGAACGAGGCGCGTACCGCGATGTACCCGACCTCCCGCAACCGCCGCATCCCCTCGCGCTCTTCCTCGAACGCCGCGGCGTCCTCCGCAAGGTCGAGTTCCGCGTCGATGATCCGTTCGTCGATCTCCTCGACTGACCCTGCCACCAGCAGCGGGTCCAGGAACGCCGCCGGTCGGTGGACAACGGCACCGGCGGCGGGTGCATCGTCCTCGGCCGACTCGCTGGCCTGCGGGGTCCAATCGCCCAGCCGCCAGCCGAACACCGCCGCCGTAAGGGCGATCGTCGAGGATAGGTCGGTTCCGCCGAAGCACCGAAGCCGGCGTATCCCGGGCATTGCAGAGACAAGCGTCACGTCATCCGTCGCCCCCGAGGCCTCGCGGAGGATCTCGCGGAAGCGCTTCGGCGACACGACACACTTCGCCCACTTCTCCATATCGAGCCACAGCGTCTTCGTCGCGGTCCAGATGCAGAAGTACAGCCGCTTGACGTCGTTCTGATGCATCGGGACGTCGAGGCCGTCGCGCACCTGCTCGCGGACCGCGTCGTACGAGACGATCGAACCGATCGCCGGCATCGTCTTCGGCCAGCACGTTTCGTCCGTCCACTCCGACGGCGCGTCGAGGGCGCAGACGTAGGCGAGCCAGCGGTCGTCGATGAGCGCCGCCTGGGCCACCTTGATGGCCTTCTGGTGGTACTCCCAGCAGATGCCCTTCGAACCTTCGCCCGAGTTCGTCGTTCCGATGAACAACGGCTGGGTCCGGAACTTAAAGCCCCGGCGCAGGATCGAAAGCACCTTCGGGTTAAGCAGCTCGTGCATCTCGTCGACGATCGCGCAGCTCGGCCGAGGTCCGGACTTTCCCCGGACCGTGCCCGATATCGGCCGGAAGAACGCGTGCCGGCGGGGGTAGGCGATGTTGGTCTTGTCGATGATCAGATGCCGCGACAGCGTCGGCGAAGCCTCGGCGAACGAGTTCGCGTCGTTGAAGCACAGCTTCGCCTGGTCCAGGCCGGACGCCGCTGAGTAGACCTGCGCGCCCTCCTCGCCGTCCGCCATCATCATGTACAGACCGATCACCGCGGCCCACGGCGTCTTCCCGTTCCCCTTCCCGATCTCGACGTAGACGTTCTGAAAACGCCGGAGGCCCGTCTCGGGGTGAACCCAGCCGAAGATCGATCCCGTCAGCCACAGCTGGTACGGCAGGAGGGTGAAGGGCTCGCCGGCGAAGTCTCCCTCGTAGAACTGGACCAGAGCGAAGAAGTCGATCACCCGCTGCGCCCGCGGCCAGTCCCAGCGCCAGGGGAACTCCCGGGCCGGGTTACCGTCGTCGTCGACGGGCGTCGGAGTGAGGCTGCCGGACGCTCGCCAGGCCGCGTCGAACCGTGCCAGCTCAAGGTCCCCGAAGTGCCGACGCATTGCCGCCCGCACGAAGGGCCCCGCCACGATCCGCCGGTCGTCCCCGGGCTCGCGAAGGATGTCTAATGCGTACTCCGTCGCCGGGTCCACAGCCGGCGGCGCCATCGTCACCACGAACTGCCCTCATCAGGCAAGGTCAACCGCCGAACTTCCGCGTGAACTCGTCCCCCTCGCCGTCGCCTGGGAACTCGATCCGCCCGATCGCCGACGCCGTCAGCCCGAACTCCGCCGCGACGCGCATGATCGTCTCCATCGCCTGCCGCCGCACCGTTACCTCTGGGCGGATCTGCACGTAGAGCTCGACCGGGGCGCCGGTCTCCGACGCCGCCGCACCCTCCTGGATCAGCCGTTCCTCCACCTTCGACACCGCCCGCCGAACGTACGCGAAGGAATACCCTCGCGAATTCAACACCCGTTGACACCGGACCAGGTCCCCATACGCCGCGCAGTACACCGCGACCGGCCCCAGGAACTCGGCCCGCCACAGCCCGGACCGGACCAGGAGGCCCGGGACCGCCGGCTTCGTGCGCGAAGCACCTCGCCCAACGACGCGGAACCACTCGACGCCGGCCGGCCCGACGAGGAACGGCGGCTTCGCCGGCACCAGAATTTCGCCACTTTTCGTCGAAGAGCCGTCGTCCGAATTCGACGGCATCGGCCTCCGCTGCGGGTTTCCTCGAAGCTGTCGCACCGCAATAGGCGTGGGCTTCGTGCCCCGCGGCGCCACTAGACCCCCCC